TATCTGTTAACTCCATTAATACGGTAAGGTCAGCCGATACCGTGCCAGTGGTTGTGATTGGATTTGGTGAAACAGTTATTCCTGTACCTCCTGATATTGAGGTCAATGATCCGCTACCGCTTCCACCACCTCCACCACCGCGAGGTAAAATAACGGTATAATTTTCGCCTACTTTAAAAGCCGTTGCGCCGATGACAACTGAGGCATTTGTTGGTATCGTGTATTGGCTTGGCAATAATATTTGACCATTTCTATATACTTGTAAAGATGTTGTATCATTTACTACTAATGTGTCCGTTTGCGTCCATATTAATGTACTTGTAGATACATTTCTAAAATCTTGCCTTGCATAAAATCTGCCGCTTGTGTCTGCGTAGGCTTTTGATGCGTAGTTAGCCAACATAGATGCAGTGTCAGAAATATTTAATTTTAGTGCAAATCTTGATATAAGATTTAAAGTAGATGTATCTGCATCCCTAAAATAAGGCAACAACATTGCAGCTGTGTCAGATATATTTACCTTTAAATTAATTCTATTACTTAACGATGTTGTATCTATTGCTGTGCCTCCGGATAAAGCGTTCCAAACATTAGATGTAAAATCAAAGGAATATATTTTAAAATTTATTGTGTCAATTATTAACCATGCGTTTTGATTTGTAGTAGGTTGAATAGCTGCAGTGTCTGACAAAGCACCGCGCCAAACCAAACCGTCTGCAGTAGTCTGGAAACCTAATCTTTGCTTATTGCCTGTCGCTGGGTACTGGGCAAAGGCAAAGGAATAGGCTAATATGATAAGGGCAATGGAAAGACCTTGTTTCTTATTGCCTACTTTGTTAATTAACTTCTTTCCGATGCCAAGAACAAGCTCTTTAATTATAACCAATGCAATTTCTCCAAGTCCTTTTAAAAACCTTTTTTCTTTTTTTGGTGCTTTTATCTCTTCCATTAGTTTATGTTTATTGCAAATACAATGTAATTACTTCCATTGTAATGTGTGTTTGCATCAATAGTAATAGTTGCAGGTGCAGTTATTACATATTGACTTGCTATTAATTTTTGACCATTTTGGTACACATGAACAGATGCCGCAAGGTTGGTCAGGGGAAGCACACCTGCATTCTGTGTCCAGGTTAAAACCGCGGAGGATGTGTTAAGAAATTCTTGATTAAAGATGTTTACCGCTGAACCAGTAACGGTAATATTATTTATTGTTTCATTTACATTATTACTTGCCACTCCACCACTGCCAGAGTTATTAGCAACATCTGCAAAGTCGCGAGGTTTCGATAATACTGTTCTTTCTGTATAATTAGGCATCTAATTCAATTTTAAAGTAATCACCTTGCCAAATCTCTGTTTTTAAATCAAAACTACCTCTTTCAAAAACGTAGTATCCGGAAGAATATTCTATAACTTTATGAGGCAAGTAAGGATTGTCAACTGTAAGGTTTTGAAATGGCATATCAATCATGCGCAGCTTTGGAGTTAGTTGACCGCGGATAACTTCATTTACTAAGAGTTGATTTACATTATTAAAACCTGATCCGCTGCTGACATCCCATGAGCTGCTATTTTCAAATGTGCCACTTTCTAAAAACTTTAATCCTCCATCCGTTGTTTTACTCGGCCCATCGCCAAGGTATGTATCAAGGCTAAATATAGTAGATGATTTATCGTCATTGTCAGAGCCATATTCTAAAATATCACTTTGCCCGGCAGTTGAGCCGCTGGGGAGAAACTCTAAATAATTATTTGATAAAAGATAACTAACTGCGTAATTGGCAATAATACTTGTGCCTGCCTCGTTTCGCATTTCCTTTAATCGCATCTCCCATATATACTCCGCACTTTCTGGTATATCTAAGGTATCAAAAGTAATTACCTTGTAAACTACAAAGGCATTATCGGCTGTAATAGTTTCCGTATTAAATTCAAATTCATACGATGTGCTTTCCCAAGTTGCAGGTTCTAAATTAAAATTAAATCCACTTGTATAGGTAATATTTCTTTTAAGATATTTATTTTCTTGTTTTACTTCTAATGATTTTATCTTTCCAGTAAATCCTGGACTTGACTGACTATCTAATTGTAAAGTATTAGTATTTGTCGATGTAATTATATAATCATAATCACCAGTTTCTGTAATCGTTTTTGTTACTCCTCCTAATCGTAATCTAAGGGTACCGGCATTTGTTATTTCAACTTTAATTTTAACATAATACTTTCTTCCAGATGTAACTGTAAAAGTAGTGTAGTAAGCTACTGAAGCTATTAAAGTACCTTCAAGTATTTTATTGTCAATCAACCATCCACTGCCCAATGTCCAGTTTGCGCTTGCAAAGTTTTGCAAAGGAAAGCTATTTGTAATTGATGCAACTTTTACAGCAAATACAAATTGAAAAGGTACAAAAGTAGCAGGAGGAACAACTGAAGCATAAAAGCCTAATATACCGCTGTATGATAACCTTGCATCTACATTTGTAGCATCTAATGTCGGAGTGATAGTAGTTATTGGAGTGCTATTTGTAGCATAAGCATATTCAACACCAGCTAATAAGTTTTGCTTAGCAAAGTGGTTGTATCTAACAACTACATTTTTTAAGGCAGGATAATATGTCCATTTACCTCCGCTCAATCGCATTAAATCACTATTTGGTAAATCTGCCTGTAAATTAGACATAGTAAAATCAAATGTAAATGTGCCGGATGCCTGGACACCTAATGCGCTATATTTAAAATACCTGTGAGCTGCAGGATTCCTTGCATATTCATTTATTTGTATGAACCAGTATTGATTTCCTGAAAATATTAATCTTGCGCCAAATGTTTGACATATCTTTTTTAAGACATCGTAGCAACTTTGGTAAATATAATTGTTTTTTGTATCCTTATGATAAAATGCTCTATGCTGTATTACTGTTAATAAAGCGTAATCATTATTAGCACTATAAGCAGTTGTATTTTCATTCCAATTAAAAACAGTGTGAAGCACTGGCAAGCTATTTGCCACCAGTTCAGTTTGTACAAAATCAAGCTGATTAAGACAATTTAAAATGTGTTGCACGACTGTATCTTGCCCATTGTATGCACCTACACCACTTTTGTAATCTAATGTCTTTAGCCATCCTAAACCATCAATGGCAGATATTTGGGCTTGGTAACCAATTGATAAAGGTATGTCCTCAAATTGTACTAAATCTGTAACTATATATCCATACCAATAAAACGATACAGTTGTATTATCATCCTCATAGGCTGTTAACTGCATCGTAAATCTACCTTCCACTGCCAAGCCAATATCAAGAAGCAATGTTTGTAAATCGTTATTATTAATAATTAACGACAATGAACAGCGTGATCCAATAATAGGTGTAAATCTTTCAGCACCTTGCTGGCTTTCGCTATCGTATTGTAATGACAAAGAAAGTGTATCAAAACTATATGTACTTCCAGAATATACATTGTCTTTTATGGCAACATTTATTTTTCTTGCCTTTTCGTTATATACAGTCGTTTCAAACCTTACAGCCATTATTGTATGCGATTAAGACCTTTCTGTGACCTGTTTAATAATATGATTAAATCATTTCCACTTATCCTTGTTTCCAACACTCCTCCCATACCCATTTCTCCCATTATGCTTTTTAACTTTGATAAAGGTGCGATTACTTCCGGGTCAACTCTTGCATTCCTGTTGTCTCCAACAGTTGCCATAGTGGGCCCAAATGCCAAGCCGCCCTCGGCAAGTTTTGGTGTTGCTATACCGTTCTTAATTGCTGATCCAATTGCTATAAGGGCAATACCTGCAGCAATGGCAAGCGGAGCTTGTGCCAATGTTAATGCCTTTTTAATGGCAAGGGCAGTTATACCTGCTTGAATAGCCATTTTACCAAATTGGATGATAGCATCTGCTAAAGGAAGTAATAATGCTTTAATTTCAAATTTTGCACCAGATAAAGCTTTGCCTAACTGTTCACCAAAACCAACTGCTATATCGCCTAAAGTACCATCAATTAATTGTTTCAAATCTATTGTTAAAGCTTTTGTAGCTTCACGCAAAAAATTCATTTTTTCTTGTGAATATTGTATGGCAGTTGCAGCTGCAATTTGCGCATCTTTAAAAGCGTTTGTACTTTCTTTTAATCTATCTGTTTCAGCCGTTGCACTTTTTAATTGCTCGGGTAATAAATTTAAGGTAGGTAATAAATTTGTAGCATCCATTGTACCTTTTACACCACCTCCACCTGCACCACCTCCAGTTGAGCCTGCATTAGTTGTGCCGGTAGGAATAATTCCACCACCTTTACTTTCTGCTTTTGCACTTGTAGTAAACAAAGATGCAAGTTTGCCTTTTAAACTATCTACTGTTTCTCCAATTGTTTTAAATCTTGTAGCTACTATTCTTTGTTCCTCTTGGTATTTTGTCATGCCATCAAGATTAAACAAATTTAACCCTAATGCCTTTTGTAAATTATCTAATTTACCTAAAACAAAAGTAACTCCTTGCATAACAGAGTTCTTTATATTTATCCAAATGTTTTTAAAGTTATCACTAAATGCCTGCCAGTTATCGTAAACATATAAGGCAATTGCACCAATTGCAGCAATTAAACCAGTAACAACTAATATCATTGGATTAGCAGCTAAATAAGTAAAAGCTTTGCTTATACTAGCAATTCCTTGCACTATTAGTTTTGAAGATCCAGCTAATGCTCCATAAGTGCTAATCAATTTTCCTACTATAAATATAATGGGCCCGATAGCGGCTACAATTAAAGCAGCCTTAACAATAAAGCCTTGTGTCTCTGGACTAAGTGCTTTAAAACCATCAACTAAACCCTGAATATATTTACTTAAACTTTCCGCAACGGCTTGTAAATTTAATGATTCGTTTATAGCCTTTCCAAATTCTGCCAATGAAGCAGATACATTGTCTTTTAAATTATCAAATGTATTTCCTAATCCTCCTTGTGCCCTATCTAACTTGCTTAAAGCTGATACAGACCGCGTTATAAAATCTTCACTACTTACACCTATTGCTCGTATGCCTTCCGCAGTAACTGTGCCAAATTCCTCTTTCATCACTCGAGCAAACTCTGGAAGTCTTTCTTTAATCTGATTAAGATCTTCTTGTGTAACCTTACCAACTGCGCTTATTTGACTAAGAGCTAATGTAACTCCGCTAAACTGTTCCGCACCTCCACCAGACCTTGCAACAGCATTGCCAAACTGTGTTATGGTTTCCCTTGCAGCATCGGCACTCATTCCTACACTTTGTAATGATGCGGAAGCCTTCACTACTTCGGGTAAAGCAAGTCCAGGGTTTTCAGCAACTTTTCTTAACTTTTCTAATTCTACAGCCGCTCCCGCACTACTACCCATAATGGCAATTAAACCATTCTGCAGTTTTTCCATGTCTGCAAATGATTTTAAAGCTGCAGCACCAACACCAATAATAGGCAATGTCAATGACTGGGTTAAGGTAGAGCCAAGATTAGACATATTTTGTCCAAACTTTGTCATAGACTTTTCTACCTTCCCTAACTCTTTATCAAGATTAGTGGTATCAATGCCTAGCTTTAAAAGTAATTTACCTATTGCCATTTATGCTTCTTTATCCCATTTATCGAAGATTAATTTGTCAACCTCTGATAAACTTCTATTTGTTTCTTTCTTTATTGGATTTTCCCACGGAAACTCTATAAGGTCTTTAGGCTTAATAGACTTTCCTTTAGCTGTATGAACATTTAATAAAAGTGTTGTTTGCCATCTGGCACGTTCCCACTCAAATTGCTGCTCCATTTCAAAATGATTATTAAAGCCTTGCATGGCTATAATAACTTCTTTTAAACTCATGTCGTGATAATGCGAAGGCAGGAACCTTAATACTCCGAAACAAAAGCGTTCGATGTATTCAAGGGTAAGTTCTCCTCCTTCGCCACTACGTTTTTTTCAGTGTCATCTTGCGGAGGTGAAATCTCGTTAGAAATCATTTCCATTATCCGCGCAATTCCTCCCATGTCCGTATCCACCAAGTCACAAAAAGACTGTAAGTTATAAGGGCACTTTTCTCCCTTTGCCTTGTAGCCATGTTCAATACCGCTAAAGGCAAGTTCAAGGGCAAGGAGGAGGTCTTCTCCTAAAAGGGAAAGGTCACTTAATTTAAGCTTCCTCTCCCTTAAAAATGTACCTAACACGAACATTCCAAACTTAATTGGAATAGTCGTATTGGCAATATTAATAGTTTTCATGTCAGGTAATTTTAAAATTATGCTTTTGTACTCTTCGTAATTGCACCAGTTATTTCAAAGGATGCTGAATAGCTTGTATTATCTTCAACCGCTGCGTTTAAATCTAATGATGTACAAATAGCAGACATTGAAAAAACATTGTCACCTACGACATCGGTAGTAAACTTAATCGTTAAGATAGTTCCCGATATTAAGTCGGTAAAGAGATCATCAAACAAGTAATTGGTAGATGAATCACCAGGCCCGGCATATAATGCCTCTGTAGACAGTGTGCCGGATAGCTCACCTTTCCTTGATTCTCTAAATCCTCCAGCTGCTGAATCCTTTGTAAGAATTTGACGCATTGCTGCGGAGATGTTCATTTGGCAGGATGTCGCGTAACCGATTGCAGTTGAATCTTTATACAAGCGCATCAACGTACCATTAATAATTCCAGTTGTTGCCATAATATTATTTTTTAGCTTTTTTCAAATCTATATTAACATCAATTTTTTCCAATTCATTCTCATGCTCAAAATACTCCATTGGCATTGGCACAGGAATATAAATAGGTTGAGGTGCCTCTTGCACTTTCTTCTCTGGCATTTGCTCAACTACAAAGTCATCGTCAAGACGCTCGGCAATGCCATCGGCAACAAGCTGCGCACCATAGTCGGAAAGAAAGACACCTGTTGCGCCTATTGGCTTGCCGTTCCATTCTTTTAAAAGTCTTAGTTTCATATTATCTTTTCATTTTTGCCATAAAATCAACTGACATCCAATAAACATTTAAGTCAGCATTATATACCTGAGTGTCAGAGCTCATATATTTTATTGTTTGTACAGCAATGCCATTTACTGTGCCTACAAATCTGTCTAATCTATTACGTACATTATTTGCAAGTGTCTGCGTAGTGTCGTAGTTATTTGTGTATATATCAACTTGTAAATTAATTTCTTCTAAATTACTTTGCCCGTCTTTAAAATCAACTGGAGTGCTATTTGTTATAGTATATACAATAAAAGGATATTGCACATTTTGAGGTGCAATGTCTGGGTAAATTGATAAACCGCAAATATCAGTCACAGTCGCATCAGTCGATAATCTTCCATATATTACTTTTCCTATCATAACTCCCAAAATTGACGCGGAAATTCCTTCATGTACTTTAATGCCATAGATGACATTTTATTTATCACCGATGCTTGACTTGCTTTTTCTGCTTTGTTTCTAACTTTGCTAATCCATGCTTTTGTACTACCAAATACCATGTGAGCATAAAAGCCGTCTGTTTTATCTTCGCCACTTAATTTAACTCCTACACCAGCATCACCATACAAAGGACCAATTGAAGTTAACATAGCCTTCCATGACTTTCTATCTGAAATATTCTGAATAGAACGTTGAAGGTTACCCGGTTCAATGTAGTATTTAGGGCCGCTACCTCTATCCATTCCACGAGAATAAAAAGTATGAGGCTTATTTGAACGAGGAACAAATGATTTATAAACCTTTAATGCTATTGGTGCGGCTGCGTCAGATATTTCTTTTCTTTTTTCCTTTGTAACCTTGTTTATCATGTCATCAAGTTCAGTAACAGATTTAGCAAAATTATACATTTTAAAGAGTTTACCTGCTTTAGTTGTTTTCTTTTGGGTCTCATTTTCAAGAGCCCTAAGCCTGTTTAATTTACCTCTTGATATTGACATTACGCGTAATTTTGAGCAAATGAACAAAATAAATGCAAATACATATTATCAGCACTTATCTGAACATTTTCTATTTGGTAATATTTATTTATCCAAATTATTCTTTGTTGCTCGTTTATATCTGTCCTATTTCGACAGGTCACTCTTATTTGACTTAATGCTGTAATTTTACCTCCCTCAACTTCCTCTTTGTTTATTCCTTTGTAATCAACAACTGCCCAAACTTCAACAAAATTAGCCCATGTTTCAACTCCAAAACCAGTAGTGCTGGCTTCTCTAGTAACACTTTGTACTATTATTCTTTCCCGTAATTTTCCAATCTCTTCTTTTTTGTTGTATCTCATTACAATATTTGTACGCGATATTGATCTAATAAATATTCTGAAGCCGTAGGTAATTTCTTAATATAATCTTCTCTATTATCGTAGGCATCAGCAACCATCATTAAAATAGCTTGTCTTATTTGCATAGGTACACCGGATGACTGGGAAGAGTATCCAGCCGTATAAATAATGGAAACATCATTAATATTTCCATACAACGTTGGCCATGTTTTACCAAATCCAATGTTAAGCCTTGCAGGCTTAGAAAAAGTATCAACAATATACTCTGTCGCTGCAAATGTTTGAGTAGTATTTTGGCTATCAGCGTACTGAAAAGAGCTCACTGCAATAACTGGAGAAACACTTAGGTAAATAGTTGGATAATTTAGCCTATCTAACTTTTCAGTAATTGTTTGAGTAATTAATGCTTGATTTAAATAACGCTCTGCAACTTCTCTGGCACTTTGGATTAGTGTAGTAATCAAAGTATCATCAGCAGAAGTATCAACTTTCAAATAGTTTTTTACTTCAGACAATGTCCAAATCTCATTAACAGGTGCAGTCGTAACTTTCCAAGCCATTGTACATTTTTTAAAGAAGGAGGAGTATATTGCAACTCCTCCAAATTAGACTCTCCAATATTTACAGATTCTTTAGGTGCTTAATTGCAGCCGTTTGAAGCAGCTTGCCATCATAACGTGCATACATCAAGAATCCAATCTCCATTTCATCCATGAATCGTTCACGCAATGGAACAAGGACATTGTTTGCAACTTGACGTATAACGTACTTTGACCAATCGCCAAAGAAGATGATTTTTGCATCAGCTGCTTGTACCGATGGCAAATCATTGTTTACAAAATAATTGTAACCTAATAATTTATCTGGCGCTCCTTCTCTTAATGATGGTTGAAACAAAGGATTATTTGCAGTATCAAAATTTAACTTTCTAACAGCAGATAAAATATTATCATGCATCATAAATGCAACAGATGGACTATTTCTGTAAGCAACATCAACAGAGTGAACCAATTCAACCAAGTTAGCGGCAGTAAATGCGCCAGTACTTGCAGATTCAACACCAGATGGAGCATTATCTCTAAATCCAGTAGGTTTACCTGAACCATCACCAGTTGTAAATGCAGTATTTAAGCCACGGCCTAAACGCTCACCTAACATAACAGGCAATTCTGTATTTAAAAGACCAAACTCGTCATTTGCCCATTCGACAGACACTCTTACTAATGTGTTTAAAACGTGAGCTCCAAAAGTCTCTCTTGTAAAAGTCATGTCCTGTACAGTAACCGCTCCACCTTCTGTGTGCCAGTTTCCAGCAGTAGCAGTATCATTTACTTTAGGATAGTACAAAGTACCTGCCTGCGGAGTAGTGATGATTCTTGACACTGTAAGCATTGGCCCAAAATATGCCATAGTCTTCTCCAACTCATAAGAGAATTGGTAAGGAATTACAAAACCACCTGCTAAACCGCTTTCGGAAGTTGTGATTGTTGCCGTTCCACGCATCTCTTTAAGCATACTTTGCTCACTACTTGACAAAGATCTTTTGCAAAGTGCTTTCATAAACGCAGAGTTATACTCTGGAGACTTTACAATGTCTCTTTGATTAGTTGGAAGCATAGCTATTGATTGCTCAATCTCTTGTGCGCCTCTACTTTCTTGGTTAATAGTTTCCCATTTCTCCAAACGAGCAATTTCATTAGTGTAGCTTGCAAATGATTGGTCAGCAGCATCCCATTGCTTGCTTTCATCTTCATTCATAAGCCTACTCTCGGTAGATGCTCTTTTTTGTAGGTCTTCCATTATTGCGTAATCGGAAGCCCGTTTTTCTCTTAACTC